TGAAAAATTTACAAGAGTTTAGAATCGTTGAAGAAGAAAAACAGGACTATTCAAAGTTCGATGCTTTAGTTCGTGCCGGTTTAGGTAACAAAGCACAGATTCAACGTATGCACCAAATTCTTGCAAAGATGGGTGAAGATAAGCCACAGTTTTCTAATGCTGACAGAGCAATTATACAAAATCTTTTCAACAAGATGGTTGAATTGATTACAAATAATCCACAGATGTTTCGTCAGGCTAGAAAGTCTGTCAGCGAAGGTGTTATCGATACCGCAGATTATAAATTAAGTGCATCAGGCAAAAAAGTCAGAGCGCATAGAGTGGTTCTTGATAAAGAAGATGAAGAAGAAAAGGAAATGAAAGAAGAAGTTTCTCTAGAAGAAGCTGTTGTTTCAGAACCACCTTTTATTATTCTTCTAAAAAGAACCGCAGTTCGTTTGTACCCCAATGGACTCAGAGTTGCAACATATACTAGCGACAAACTAAAAAGAGAATTTGCAATACCATTTGTAGGTAAAGAAGCAGGTTTAGTTCAGTCAACAGAAGAATATCAAATTGAATTGAATGATGGTACTATCATCACACTTGATGAAGAAACTGATATTGCTTTTGAAAATGTTTACGAAAAACTTGATGAAGAAAATAAACAAAAGTTTTTTGAAATGTTATATGAGTCAAAAGAAACATTTCAAAAACTAAAAGAATTCGTTCTTAACAAGCAATGAGATTGATAGATTTAATCATTGAGGGTAAACATTTAGAAGCGAAAGAATTTATATACTCTCGCTTGAATGAAGTCGCATCAAAAAGATTAGAAGAAGAAAAGAGAGTTATTGCGGCAGATATATATGAAGATGTGGATTTGGATGATGAATTCCTAAACGAAGCAAACATTGTTCGTCAAGGAAGAATACAAAAAATTCGCCGTAGAATTAGAAGAAATGCAAAAGGTAGAATCGTTGTACAGAGAAATGTAAGACGTTCTGCCGTTAAAGGATATCGTGTTTCAGGTAACACTCTAAAAAGAATACCTGCAATGCAAAGAATACAAAAAGCTAGAAAGCTAAAAAGATACTGGAAAACAAAAGGCAGAGCAAAGCTGAATAGAACTCTTTTGAAAAGAAAAATGTCTATGCGCCGCCGCAAATCAATGGGAATAAAATAACATGCCATTTGAAATTATAAATTCAAAGCGTTCAAAATCAGTTATTCGCGTAACAGGTAATACTGCTACGAGAATCAACTTAAACCAACTGTCGACCAATACACAAATCGAATTGATTACTGGTGCTTCAATTACACATTTAACTTCCTCTACCGATGGTAAATGGATTGTTTATAGAGGTAATGATGCAACAGGAGTTCCTGTTTTGAATTTGTTTGGTGAAAACGATTTACCTTTTGCACAATATGATGTGAGCATTGGTAATACTGCTTCAGCAAACATCTATGTAACAAATTCAGGTACAGACGGTACTTTGTTATTGGTCGTAAGTAAGACTGCAACATTTACTGTTGATGCTGATACAGGAGCACCTCTATGAAATTAATTAGAGAAAATGTTGAAGAAGTTAAATACTTAACTGAAACAACAGAATCGGGAAAGAAAAACCTTTACATTGAAGGTGTTTTCTTGGTTGGTGAACAAGCCAATCGTAATCGTAGAATGTATAAAATTGATACATTGCGTGAAGAAGTTAATCGTTACACAGACGAATACATTAAGAGCAATCGTGCATTGGGTGAATTAGGTCACCCAGACACACCATCTATTAATCTTGAAAGAGTTTGTATCAAGATTGAATCTTTGAGAGAAGATGACCAAAGTAGATTTATCGGTAAAGCAAGAGTTTTAGAAACACCCTATGGTAATATTGTTAAGAACTTTATTGAATCTGGAGTTAGCCTAGGTGTTTCATCAAGAGGTATGGGTTCTTTGTTGCCTGGAGATAATGGTATTAGCATTGTAGCTGATGACTTTAGACTAGCAACAGCCGCTGACGTTGTGGCTGACCCATCTGCTCCAGGTGCTTTCGTGAATGGTATCATGGAAAATAAAGAATGGCTTTTCGTTGAAGGCCGTTTTGTTGAGGTGGATATTGAAAGAGCAAAGCATCAAATTCGCAAAGCCTCAAGCAAAGAAATAGAACAAGTGGCTTATCGCCTCTTTGAAAACTTTATTTCGAAACTTTAATAATTATAAATAAATAACACAAAAGGAGATTCCTAATGGCTAAAAATAAACTTTTTGAGGCTGCCGCAGAAATTCTAGCCGCTGGTAAAGGCAAGAACGCTATGCCTGCTGAAAAGTTGGAAGGCGAAGTTCAAGTTGCTGGTGGTCCAACACCAGAAAACGCAAAGCCTGATGACGATTCACACAAGATGACATTCGTGTCTAAGAGCGCAACTGCTCCTACCACAAAAGCTTCTGCCGCATCTGCAAAGATGGAAGAAGAACAAAAAGATGGTGAAGTTGTCGCTGAAGAAAAAGTAGACTTAACTGCTGATGTTGATTCATTGTTCGCAGATGACTCTACCATTTCTGAAGAATTTAAAGGCAAAGTTAAAACTGTTTTCGAAGCGCGTGTTTATGACCGTGTAAAACAAATCGAAGAAGAAACTGAAGCCAAATATGCTTCTATGCTTGAAGAAGCTGTAGAAGAAGTTAAAGCTGATTTAACCGAAAAAGTAAATGACTATATCGGTTATGTTGTTGAGCAATGGATGGAAGAAAACCAAATTGCTATCGAAAAAGGCATCCGTTCCGAAATCACTGAAGATTTCATTAACGGTTTGCGTAACCTATTTGCGGAACATTATATTGATGTTCCATCTGAGAAAGTTGACCTCGTTGACGAATTGGCAGGCAAACTAGAAGAAGTTGAAGCCAAACTAAACGAAGAAGTTGAGCGTAACGTTGAGTACCGTAAAGCACTCATCGAAGCATATAAGACCGAAGTTACCCGTGAGGTATGTGAAGGTTTGACCGCGACACAAGCTGAAAAAATCAAAGCACTTGCAGAGAGTGTAGAATTCTCCACAGAGGATGAGTTCAAAGAAAAGCTTGAAACTATCCGTGAAAACTATTTCCCTTCAGGTGTAAAAAAGGCTGACGAAGCTCAATTAAACGAACAAGTAGAAGAAGAAAAGCCAGCAGTTGTATCTGATGCTTTCATGAATTCTATTGTTCAGTCAATTTCAAAAACAACCCGAATCTAATTTAATAATAACAAGGAGACATTAGATGTTTTTATCCGAAGAACTACAAAAAAAGTGGGCGCCTGTTCTAGAACATGCAGACCTACCAAAAATCAGCGACCCTTATAAGCGCGCTGTTACTGCACTTGTTCTTGAAAACCAAATTCAAGCAATGCAGAAAGAAGCAGGTATCATTAACGAAACTGCACCTACCAACTCTGCTGGTACTGGTGGTTTCGGTTCTGGTGCTACCGCTACTGGTCCTGTTGCAGGTTTCGACCCAATCCTAATCAGCTTGGTTCGTCGTTCATTGCCTAACCTTATCGCTTATGACGTTTGCGGCGTTCAGCCAATGACTGGTCCTACCGGTATGATTTTCGCAATGCGTTCTATGTACGGTACTGACCGCGTTCCTTCGACCGGTTCTGAAGCTTTCTACAACGAAGCTAACACCGCTCACTCTGGCGCATCTGCTACTGCACAACAAACCTTTGGTCTTAAGGCTTCTACCTCTGACCGTCCATTTGGTGTGTTTGACGCTAACACTGCTGCCGGTATGGCAACTGCTACTGCTGAAGATTTGACTCCTCTAGAGATGGGTTTCAGCATTGAGAAAGTTACTGTTACTGCTAAGAGCCGTGCATTGAAAGCTGAATACTCAATGGAACTTGCACAAGACTTGAAAGCTGTTCATGGTCTTGACGCAGAAACCGAATTGAGCAACATTCTTTCTACAGAAATTCTTGCTGAAATCAACCGTGAAGTTCTACGTACCATTTACACTGTTTCTAAAGTTGGTTGCAAAACCGGTACTACTACAGTTGGTACATTCGACCTTGACACTGACTCTAACGGTCGTTGGATGGTTGAAAAAGTTAAAGGCTTGGCATTCCAAGTTGAGCGT